GTGATTATATTTGTAACATATCAACCAAATGAAAAATAGCGTACAAAACTATCGTAACGTCTTAAACGATACGCGAGACATTAGCCAGAACAAGAAACTGGAGGAAGAGTGGCACAAGATTGAAACAGGTGCTACTCTAGAGTCGTTCAAGCGATCCTTCTTGGCCTGGAAAAGAAACAACGCTCCAGAAGAACCTGTAAAGAAGGCTAGACTAAAGCCTACAGCCATCATAAACGCATTCGAGGATATCATTAATGAGCTGATGCCCGAAAGTAATCCACTTGGTCTACCAGACTCAAAGGAAAACAAGTACAGCCCGTATAAATTTCCAACTAATCATAATGATATCCTATTTCTCACCGACATTCACGTACCATATCACAACATCCCGGCACTCACAGCCGCTCTCAAGTATGGGCTTGAAAACGACATCAACACGATCTACATCAACGGCGACCTCATCGACTTCTACGCAATCAGCCGATTTCAAAAGGACCCGCGCAAGAGAGACCTCGCCACAGAAATCTACATGGCAAGGGACTTCCTCTACACCCTGCGACGACTGTTCCCTACACAGGCAATATACTTCAAGGCAGGAAACCACGACATCCGCTGGGACCACTACCTGATCAACAACGCTTCAGACCTTGTGGGAATCGAAGAGTTTTCCTTGCAGTCTATCCTTCACCTAGAGAAACTGAACATTACGTTCATTCCAGACAAGCAGTTAGTCAGAATGGGGAAGCTGGTTGCCCTTCATGGTCATGAATTCGGATCAAGTATGTATAGCCCGGTAAACATTGCACGTGGACTTTACCTAAGGGCCAAAGACAACGCAATCTGCGGACACCACCACCAGACGTCGGAGCATACAGAGCCAAATATCAACGGACGGGTGACAACCTGCTGGTCGGTCGCTTGCCTTTGTGAGCTGCACCCTGACTACATGCCGATCAACAAGTTTACTCATGGCTTCGCTCACGTCAAAGTATTTGATAATGAGGAGTTTGAGGTTACAAACTACCGAATCGTAGACGGGAAGATTAAGTAACTCTCGTAACATTTTTATGCACGTTTTTGTTACAGAGAATGTGCATTTTTTTCTGTATTTTGCATAACAGGATGTGCAATGGAAGAGTTCAGAATCAAATACAGGAAGCTAGGCAGGGAGAGGGCGCGTGGCCTCTACCATGAGGACGGTCTTATCGAGATCGATCCAAGGCTCCCTGCCAAGGAACATCTGGAGGTTGCCATCCACGAATACTTACACCACGAGTTCAAGCACTGGGAGGAGAGCCATGTTGAAGAGTATGGGAGAAAAATCTCTGAGTTCTTGTGGATACTTGGTTATAGACGAGTAAATTTGGACTAATATGCTGAGAGTCATACTTCCCATAGTTATTGACAACGACGAGAAGAGGCTTGCCGACCTTGTTGGGGTGACTCCGGACAAGTTTGAGTGTGAGGCAGCCATCTTTTACAGCATAGACAACGTCCGTCCCTATCTAAACTACAAGAATCTGTGCATGGTAAGCTCCGGAGGTGACGACTTTATCGTGGGATTGTCGATGGAGGAGGTGGACGAGATAATCATGAGCGACATGAGCTTCACGTTTAGCGCAAATTAATGTTAATTTTCTTGCAATTTGCCTTGCGTGTTGTATATTCGCACAAATAAACGAAATGAACGAACAAGAAAAGAAAAGACGGTTGGTAGTGACCGCATTAGCAGCACAGCAGATCTACGCGCAGTGCCACGACGAATGTGTTGAGCTGAAATTCTTCAGACAAGACCTCAAGATGCACTCAAAGAACCTAGTTGCCAAGCTAGAACGTGAGCTGATGCCGATATACGGCGTTTTGGGGAGCGTACAGGGCGGTGAGGCGTATTTAAACGCGGTGGAACTGATGGAAATCACCCTACAAAACCTTGCAACCCTGCCCGTAGAGTACTGGGCCTTGATAAACACCGGAGTTGACGACATAAAACGACAAATAGATGAAAAGAACCAAGCAAGCGCTGACGGAGTATCTAGCGGAACAGCTGAAGACAGCTCATCCGAGCAAGAAGATGGAGGTGATGCAGATAATAATGAAGAACCTTCCGACGCTCAAGAGCATGAAGCAGCAGGAAATCCAACAACTCCTGAACCTGTGCAATGATGACCTTTGCTCCACACCCGATTCCAGTAACAACACCACTCGGTGACGGATACATCCTGTACATTAACCCGGGCGGGATGTATGAAAACGACGAGATAACCGTTGTCCTTATCGACGGCGGTCATATCAGACACTTTGAAAGCGATCAGGTAAAGGTTTGGGTAAACTCAACATACGGAATACATGAATAACTACGTGATCACGATTTGGGATGGGGACAAGCTGGTCCACAACGCCAAGGCGAAAGCAAAGAGTCCCGAATCAGCCAAGTCAAAGGCCTATGGCGACTGCTTGAAAATGGATAAATTAATGGGTAAACAACAAAACTGGTTAAGCTACCGATGGGACATACAAGCGACGATAAGCCGATAAAGTACTCCTCAAAGGTTCTCAACGACGTGGTCATGGACATGATCATGCGTGAGAAGAGGGGCTTCATAGAGTATAAACAGACGATGGACCGCGAGGACCTTACTCAAAGGGAGTGGCTGCAACACGCCTACGAGGAGGTTCTAGATCTTGCGCTTTATCTGAAGAAGATTTTAAACGGTCAGGGACAAAAATTTGAAGAAATGTGACATAGTCAGGTGGCGGAATTGGTAGACGCTACAAGAGTAAATAGCCGGAAGTCCCCTTGCTGCAGCAAGCCATGTCAACTCTTGGGACTATACAGGTTCGAATCCTGTCCTGACTACTAACTGTAACAAATTTTTACCTTTTTTGTTACAAAAACGTGATGCAGCTATGCGTTCGGCTGACGATAGGAAGCTGACGTATAGGTGCTGTTATAAGCTGGCTGCGGTTATTTACCGAAAAACTCAAATCGAAGCACTAAACAAAAAGAATTAAAAAAAAGAAGGGATGGAAATAAATAAAATATATAACGAAAATTGCCTTGAAACAATGGCTAAAATGCCTGATAATTTCATTGACTTAACTGTTACTTCTCCACCGTATGACGATTTAAGAATTTACAATGGATTTTGTTTTGACTTTGAAAATGTGGCAAAAGAATTATTTAGGGTAACTAAGCAAGGCGGTGTAGTAGTTTGGAACGTAAACGATGCTACTAAAAACGGAAGTGAAAGTTTGACATCATTCAAACAGGTTTTATTTTTTAATCAAATTGGCTTTAATGTAGAAACAATGATTTGGGAAAAGACAGGAAGCGGTTGTTTGGGGAGCAATAAGTTTTATGGGCAAAACTTTGAGTATATGTTCATACTGACCAAAGGAATACCAAAAACAACGAATTTAATTTGTGACAGAGAAAACAAAGTTAAAAGCGGAAGTGTGAAAGTGAACGGTGGACTTGATAAAACAGGTAAGGGGAAGGACAGAATAGTTGAAAGAAAACCATTTGGAAAACGGAATAACATTTGGAGATTTGACACACAAAAGAATAGCGACCACCCTGCACCATTTCCAGAGCAATTAGCAAATGACCATATTATTAGCTGGAGCAATGAAGGTGATCTAGTTTACGATTGTTTTATGGGAAGTGGGACAACAGCTAAAATGGCAATTTTGAACAACAGAAAATACATTGGCAGTGAAATTTCAGAAGAATATTGTAAGATTATTGAAAGTCGTATTAAAGAGTGCGGTGGGCTTTTTTTAAATTCTTTTCAAACGGAATTGTCAAACGAAGCAGGAACGTAGCAGCTTGCTTATAACAAACGAAATAAACGAAATGAATAAGAGAACAACCTACACAATCTTTGCCTACGAGCCTGGCACAGAGGTTTACGCCATCTCTGTATGGTACGAAATCGGGCAGCCTACAGACCACATCGCAATCTACAAGGCTCGCGTGTCCTCGTGGAGCTACGACGCGGAGGAAAAAGACGTAATCTACTACCTCGAAAACACGGACGGCAAGTGGTGGGGTGACTCTGTTAAGGGAGAACACGTGTCGGACAGCTTTGACAAGCTTTTAGAAACCGCTAAAGAGATCTGGAAGAATGGATAACCCATTTACCAAGCAGGAGCTTGAAAGACTCCTACCCTACCTAATAATCCTTGCGATTTACTTTATGATAATCGCTATACTATACTCCCTATGAGCATAAAATACATATCCGTGTGTAGTGGAATAGAAGCGGCCTCCGTAGCGTGGCACGACATGGGATGGGAACCTGTGGCGTTCTCAGAGATTGAACCGTTCCCCTCAGAGGTTCTCAAGACAAGATTTCCAAACACCCCGAACTGGGGTGACATGACTAAATTTAATAATTGGCCAGATGCAACTATCAATCTTCTCGTTGGAGGCACACCATGCCAGTCCTTCTCCGTCGCAGGTCTCAGACAAGGTCTTAAGGACCCAAGAGGCAACCTCATGCTCACGTTTCTTGGATTCGCTGAGCGTTACAAACCTAAGTGGATTGTCTGGGAAAACGTCCCCGGAGTCCTGTCATCTAACGGAGGAAAGGATTTTGGTTCCTTCCTCGGGGCGTTGGGGGAGTTGGGGTACGGGTGGGCCTATCGGGTACTGGACGCTCAATGGTTCGGAGTGGCCCAAAGACGTAAACGTGTGTTTGTTGTCGGATGTCTTGGAGACCAGCGAGCTGCCGCAGAGGTTCTATTTGAGTCAGAAAGCGTGTCAAGGAATCCTGCGCCGAGCAGAGAAAAGAGGCAAGCAGCTGCCGGAGCAACTGAGGAGGGCGTTGGAGGCGGTAAGTGGTGGGACGGAGGAGACACCTCAGCAACCCTAACTACAAGAAGCGGCGGACAGTACATGCCCGACAAGGATAACTTCCAAGCAGTAATTCAGCCGAATGTAGGCGCTTTATGTGCTAGAGACTACAAAGGAGTAGGAAATCAATACGTAAGCGAGGGTAAGTTGATAACGGAATCCATTCCTTCACTTGTTGCAAGGGGTCCACACGCGGTTGCTCAACCCATCGCCGTAGACACGTTCAATCAAACAACCAACGAGCATACATCTCAAACATTAGGATCATCAGCCACTGACGTAAATCATTACGGGGCTGTAATAAACCCTCCGATGGCCATTCGTCGTCTGACCCCGGTGGAGTGTGAAAGGCTTCAAGGATTCCCCGACAATTGGACAAAGATCCCGTGGAAGAAGAAACCAGCAGAGGATTGTCCCGACGGTCCACGATACAAGGCGTGTGGAAACTCAATGGCCGTTCCTTGTATGAAATGGTTGGGGCAAAGAATACAAAAAGCTCAAGATAAAAAAACCGACCATCTCTGATCGGCTTTAACCGTAACTATAACGGGCCATCTACACAACCCGTGCATCTTTAGCAGTCCCACTTCCGTAAAGCAAGAGCCTTACGTGTAGGTTGCCCATTTGGTTTCTTCATAGGACCAGGCATACCACCCATGCGAGCGCAGAACGACTTGCGACGAGCAGCAGACTTAGGAGACTTCTTGGCCTGACTAGCAGATACCGGTGGCTTCAATGTTCCGCCCGTCTCACGCTTATACGAGGCCCT